ACTGATCCATGGCCAGAGGTCTCGCGAGCGACAGAATCGTAAGTCGCGAGCTGCCCCGAGACGATATTTCGAGATCATGCAGTTTTTGGTGACCAGATCGTCCCGGTAATCATTCCAAATAGGAGATCAAATCCGATTGAAGGCTATTGCTAGCATTTTAACGCATTCGGTGCTTGTGACTGCCAGTGATTTCTAAGAGCCGCAAACAGATATTCTCATGTCATTGTTTTCTCGGCCGCTTGAAAATGAGGACGAGCTTTCTGGGTCTGACGTTGGGTTGCAATCCAGTTACGAGATTTTCCGCTCCGAAGTTCGGATGCGCTGTTTCATTTTCCAGAAACGAGTCGATTAGCTCCCACTCCAGAAGTCCCATCGCTTTAAGCCTCGCTGAGATGTCTGGGATTGTTCGGGTGTCAAGCTTTGCAAGGTTTCCGCTGGAGCCTGAAAATGCCTCTGACGCAGCGAGGATTTCCATTGTCTCGTATTCCCACTCTTGGGGGCGCTTCATGGTTTGAAAGAATAAAAAACCAAAGCCTAAAAGCAAGATCATCAATGGTATAAAATGGCTCTTGTGTAGCCATTGATCATCAGATTCGGAGGGGCTTGATTTGACATTGGATCGGGCCTCCTGTATGGGTTCAGTAGATTTTTGCTTTCGATTTTCTTGGGGTTGAGTTGGGTTAGCTGTAGCAAATTGATAAAATGGGATCCAGTTTTCCGAACCTTCTTGGCAGACTTTCGTTGTTGCGCTGATTTGACCGGACCGATGCAGTTCTTCGAGATCATTCTTGGATACTGGTCCTTGCACGTCTCCGGAATTGTCAGTGTAGTATAATGAGTTCATGATTCGAATTGCTGATGGTCGAGGGATGGAAGCTGAAGTTGTTGATATTTCATGGGAAATCTTCAGTCTGGTCGGTCCGAGGTGGTGCTGATTTCGGGTTCTTGATCTTCACTTCAGCTTCGCGGTGAGGCATTGTGAAGCGGGGTGATGGGGTTGGGCTGCCTCCGAAAAAACGTGACCCGCTTTGAGCCTGTGGCTTGTGGCTGGTAGCCTCAGGGTAATGCGGAGAGTCTTGCTTGCTGGTGGCTGAACCATTGAAAGTGGGTAGCAAGAGATGGCTCGAAAGTCAAGCAGTTCACAGTCTGCAATGGTTGCTAAAGCCGCAAAGGCAGGAGAGGATCCGGCGCACGATGCTTTCGGGTGTAGTTCGCAAGGGCACTTTCCTAGCTTCAATACGGATTTGTGGGCGGGGTGCAGGAGGGGGATTCGGTCAGGTGGTGCTCTCGCTTTCCCTGATTATGAGGTCATTACGCTATCGGCTGATATCGGAGACGGCTGACACATGAGTGCATCGCACGGTTTGAATCCGGATCAATTTCCTGTCCCGCCAGCCGTCTCGTTGACACCGCCCGCCTGTTCATGGCCAGAGGACTCTTCATCACAGGATTCACCATCGCCGAGGTGATCGCCATTCAGGCACGTGCCAAGGCGCTCGTGCTCGAAGGCAAGACGATCATGAACTGGAACGATGCCGAGACCTCTGTGTCCAAGCAGTTCACCATGCCGGTGGCCGACGTGCTGGAGGAATGCGCCCACGCGCTCCGGGCACTCGATCCTGACACCTACGGACGTTCCCGCATTGCCGGGGCCTCGTTCATCTCCGGCCACCTCGCCAAATGAACCTACGGTCGATTGCCGCCCGCTGGCTCCCTCCCGTGCTCGTTCCGAAGGCATGGGGCACGCCCTACGAAGCTGCCAACTGGTCGCCGCGCCGCGGTGCCGTGCCAGGAGCGTCGCCGACGGATGCCCGCAACGAACTCACGCCTGGCGTCCGCAGCGAGCTGGTGCGCAAGGCCCGCTACCTCCACAAGAACAGCGGATTCGTGCGCGAGCTGGTCTCCAACATGGCGATCTATTCGACTGGGGACGGCATCCGGGTGCAGGCGCAGTCGGCCAGTTCAGAATGGAACCGGGCGGCGGAAGCCTACTTCGCGCTCTGGGCGGCCCGCTGTGAAGTCACCGGTCGGTTCTCGTTCGAGGAATGCCAGTCGCTCGTCTGCCGCGGCATGGACATCGACGGCGAATACTTCATCCACAAGACCCGCGACCCTGACGGCGAGCCGAGGATCCAGCTCATCGAAAGTCACCGCATCGGCGACAGGTTCGGCTCTCCCGATACTGTGGATGGCATCGGGCTGAATGAAGCCGGCGCACCGGTCTTCTACAGGACAGGGGAGGATGGCGGATCATGGCGGGACCTCCCGGCTGCGGCTGTTCTCCACATCCTCGAACCGGAATCGGCAGGCGCGGTGCGCTCGTGCCCGTCCATCCAGCATTCCATCAATCACGTCCTCGACGAAATCGAACTGCTAGCCCTTGAGAAGCACGCCGTGAAGGACAATGCGGACGTGTCCCGCGTGCTGCGGACGGCCCGGGGGGAAATCGACGACAGCGGTGACTTCGTCGTCGGCCAGCCTGCCGGGCAGACTGAAGGATCCGATCCCGTCACACTTCAGCGCATCGTGGGTGGGAAGCTCGTTTCCCTGAAACCTGACGAATCGCTGGAGAGCTTCCAGAGCAACCGGCCCAGCCCCACGTTCACAGGGTTTCTCGAACACCTGCGGCGCGATGCGGCACTCGGGGTGATTCCGTTCGAGTTCGCGGCGGATTCCAGTAAAGTAGGCGGGGCAGGGGTGAGGCTCATTGTGGCGAAGGCGGATCGCAGGTTTTCCTTCCGCCAGATGATCCTAGAGCGCCGACTGATCAGGCCGGTCTGGGGGTATGTTATCGGCGATGCCGTGGCCCGGGGACTTCTCCCAGCCATCACCGACTGGTGGAAGATTGCCACGGTGCCTCCAAGGCGTGTCACCGTGGACGCCGGACGGGAAGCCCAGCAGAACCGGGCCGACGTCGAGATGGGACTCAAGACGCTATCCGATCACTACGCGGAACTCGGTGCCGACTTCGGTGAGGAACTTGAACGACGGGCAGCCGATGCGAAGCTCATTCTGGAGACGGCGCGGAAGTACGGCGTGCCGCCCGAGATGCTCTGGAAGCCGGCAGCGTTGACACCCCGGCCGGGCAATGATCCCGGCGCTCCTGCAATCCCGTGAATGGCTGATCCAGCCGGAAGCCCTGCGTGCCCTCGCGCTGAGTGCTGCTGCATGGCCTAACCGCTCTGCTGCGCCAGCGCCTCCCTCTAGCCCGCTCCTCTCCGTCGAGAACGGCATCGGCGTACTGGCCATCGACGGACCGATCCTGCGCAAGCCTGATGTCTTCGCCCGCGTCTTCATGGGGGCGGCGGATTCCGGCGACATCGGTGCGGCACTGAGGGAAGCGGCCGGGCGCGACGACGTGAAGGCCGTGCTTCTTGATATCGATTCTCCGGGCGGCACCGTGGCAGGCACTCCGGAACTGGCAGCCGCCGTCCGGTCCCTCGATGCCATCAAGCCGGTCTATGCATTCAGCTCCGGGCTCATGGCATCGGCGGCCTACTGGATCGCCAGTCAGGCCCGTGCCGTCTACGCCACTCCATCTGCTCAGGTCGGATCCATCGGCGTGGTGCAGGCCGTCCTTGATGATTCCGCAGCCATCGAAGCGGCGGGGCTGAAGATCGAAGTGTTCGCCGTCGGGAAGTACAAGGCGATGGGTGCGCCGGGCACACCGCTAACCGACGATCAGCGCGGCCTCATCCGCTCGAACCTTGAGGAAACCGCCCGGGAATTCCATGCCGCAGTGCTCGCCCGCGGACGCGCCATTCCCGCAGAAGCCATGGAGGGCCAGACCTTCAGCGGCCGTCAGGCGCAGCGGGTTAATCTGTCAGGACTGGTCCCGGACCGTGCCGAGGCCATGCGCCGTCTGCGCGTCTACCACGGCGCAGTTGACACCGGATCCCGGTCCATGAGTACCACACTCGAAGACCAGCTCGCTGCCGCACGCGCCGCCCATGACGCGCTCCAGCGGGATCACAAGGCTCAGGGCGACCTCCTGACAGAAGCCTCCGCCACCATCGAATCCCTCCGCGGCCAGCTTGCCGTGTCTGCTGCCGAATCCGGCTCGCTCCGCAGCGAACGCGATCTGGCTGCCGGGGAAGCCACCACGCTCCGCAACCGGGTGACTGAACTTGAATCGGCTCAGGCCGACTTCGAGAAGCGGGTGAACACGGAAGCCGCCCGCATCGTCGCCTCCACCGGCACCACGATGCCGGCCCGCGTCACCGCCGCCGGGGAAGCCTCCACCGCTGCCGAGCTGCACGCGCAGTTCGCCGCCATCACCGACCCGGCCGCCCAGACAACCTTCTGGCGCAAGCTCACCCCCGAGCAGCAGGCCCTCATCGTCAGCCATCAGCCCTGATCCCGCGCCATGCCCAACACGCTGACAAATCTCAAGGACATCAAGGTCGCCCAGCGCGCCCTCATGCCCTTCATGGCGAACCTCCTTCCTGTCACGGCGTTCTCCACCAACTTCGGCCCACAGCAGGCCGACAAGGGAGACACTGTGCGCGTCCCACTCGTGGGTGCGCCGACAGGATCGAGCGACTTCGCCGGCGACTACACCGCCAATGCCGACTCGACGGTCACCACGATGCCGGTGACTCTCAACCGTCACAAGTTCAAGACCGTGCACGTCACTGCCCGCGAGGCGTCCGAGACGGCCATGAATGTCCTCGACACGCTGGTGGAAACCGCGGCCCAGCAGCTCGCTCAGGACGTCCTCCTCGATGTCATGACGACGATCACCGCGGCCAACTTCGGCACCCCGGGCATTGCGGCCGTGGCGGCTTCGAACTTCGATTACAAGAAGGTGCTCAGCCTGCGGGAAGCGTGCGGCACCGCGAAGATGCCGGCGGCCCCCCGCTCGCTCATCATCGACTCGGGGCACTACACAAACCTGCTCGCAGACGACGTGGTGGCCAAGAGCTTCAACCTGAACCTCAGCGCTCCCAGCGTCACTGACGCCCTCATCCGGCGTCTGGCAGGGTTCAAT